AGTTGGAGAAGTTCGTAAGTTAGCTGATGAACTCATCAAAAGGCAAATCACACCGCAGGATCAACCTGCTAAAGCTATCGAAGATGATACTGACTTTTTTGCCGATCCTGTTAAGGCAGTTAACAAAGCAGTTGAATCCCATCCAGCAGTTGTTCAGGCTCAACAGGCTGCAACACAGATGGCTAGGATGCAAACAGCAAACAGGCTAGCTCAATCACACCCTGATTATACTCAAGTCATTACTGATCCTGAGTTTGCTTCATGGGTAAATGAGTCACCTGTACGTCAAAGATTATACGTAGCAGCAGACAAACAGTTTGATTTCGATTCCGCTAATGAGTTGTTGTCTAACTTCAAAGCATTGAGGAAAGCTAAACAGGACACTGTTCAGCAAGCAGCACAGCAGCTTCAGGAACAACGTAATCAAACACTTAAAGCAGCTACTGTAGCAGTTGATGGCGCTACTGGTGAGACGAGCAAGAAAATTTATCGTCGAGCAGATCTTATTCGACTTCAAATGACTGACCCTGAACGTTATATGGCACTACAAGATGACATCATGTCAGCCTATAGCGATGGTAGGGTCCGATAACCTAAAATTTAAAGGACATTAAAATGGCTTCAGCAGCTTATCCTGGTGGAAGTGGTTCCATCGTAAACAAGACCAACGCAGATAAATTTGTACCTGAGATTTGGTCTGATGAAATCATCGCTTCTTACAAAAAGAATCTTGTTATGGCGAACCTCGTCAACAAGATGACGATGCGTGGTAAGAAAGGTGATACGCTTCATATTCCTAGCCCCACTCGTGGCGCAGCATTCGCTAAAGCAGCTAACACTGCTGTTACGATTCAGGCGAACGTTGAGTCTGAAGTGCAAGTTACCATTAACAAGCACTACGAATACTCACGTTTGATTGAGGACATCGTCGAAGTTCAAGCTCTTGCTTCGCTTCGTCGTTTCTACACTGAAGATGCTGGTTATGCATTGGCTACGCAGGTTGACTCTGATCTAATCCAGATCGGTCGTCTATTCAACGGCTCTCATGCCGCTGGCACTACCGGTGACTACAGTGTAGCCGGTACAACCACTGCTTACATCGGTGGTGATGGTACTACAGCCTTCGTTGGTGGTGCTGGTGCTGGTAACGCAACTGCACTAACTGATGCTGCTATTCGTCGTACCATTCAGCGTCTTGATGATGCTAACGTACCTCAAGATGGTCGTTACTTGGTTATTCCTCCTGTTGCTCGTAACACCCTCATGGGTCTTGCTCGTTTCACTGAACAAGCCTTTGTTGGTGAGCAAGGTGGTAACAACACCATCCGTAACGGTCAGATCGGTGATGTGTACGGTGTTAAAGTGTTTGTTAGCAGCAACGCTGACACTGCTTATGCTTCGTCCGGTACTGCTCCTCGTGCTTGCTTGATGTTCCACAAGGATGCAATGGTTCTTGCAGAGCAAATGGCTGTTCGCTCACAGGCTCAATACAAGCAAGAGTACCTTGCTACGCTGTACACTGCTGACACGTTGTACGGTGTTGCAGAGCTTCGTAACGATGCTGGTATTGCTTTGATCATCCCTAGCTAATAAAAGCTAAAGAGGGGCTGCTTCGGCAGCCTCTTTCATATAAGAGGTTACTATGGTCACTTTTAGATGCAAATGGTCAAACAACTTAATGAATGTTGAATACGAATACGACATTGAGCAGATGCGTAGGCATCCAGACTATGAAGAAGTAAAAGAAGAAGATAAAAAACAAGAAAGTAAAGTTAAGGTCACAAAGTCAACTAAAGAGGATTGATTGTGTCTAACTATACCAAAAGCACTAACTTTGCTGCTAAAGACTCCTTACCAAGCGGTAATGCGAATAAGGTTGTAAAAGGCACTGAGATCAACACAGAGTTTGATAACATAGCTACGGCTATTACATCAAAAGCAGATCTAAACTCTCCTACACTGGTTACACCTAACTTAGGTACACCATCAGTAGCAGTGTTGACTAATGCGACTGGATTACCATTAACGACAGGTGTTACAGGTACGCTTCCAGTTGCTAATGGTGGTACTGGTACTAATACCTTTAGTGCTGGTGCTTTGTTGAAAGGTGCTGGTACGTCCGCAATCACTACAGCAACTGCTGGTACTGATTATTTACCACCAACAACAGGTACTTCAGCACAGCTACTAGCTAACAATGGTAGTGGTGGTCTGACAAACGTCACTATGGGAGCAGCCATGCTGTACTCAGGTGGTGTTTTGTCCGTTAATACAGCAAGTTTAGACCCTGGTATTATACGAACAACACGAACTTCTAATACTATACTAGGAA